GTTGTAAATGGCAACAATGGTAGTCAGGTTGCGTCTACTAACAGTGAAAGTAGTGAGAAGCTTGATAAAGTCATTGCATTATTGACGGCTTTAGTATCAGGCCAAGGCAGCGTTCAAGCAGTCATTGCTAAATCTGATGTGGTTAATGCGGTTAAATCTGACAATAAGACTAATTCACAATATTCACAAATGATGGGGTACTAGTACCCTAATCAATCAAAGGGTAGTCCTTAAATGGGCGCCCTTTTTACATAGCTAAACTTAAAAAGGAGGTTAAATCGTGACCTTACAACGAGATGATTTTGAATATGCCGGTTTAAATAGCCGGGACGATTTACAGGTCGAAATGGGAAACGTGGTATTGCCTAGTGCGCCAGCCATGGCTGAACAGGTGACTGATATACCGGCCATGTATGGGAACCAATTTAATGGCACTGACTTTACTAGTCGGACGATTAGTATACCGGTATCCATTTACTGTGCTGATAACCAAGCTAGATTTAATCAGGTGATGCACAACCTAAGTGGTCTGCTACTAAGTGATGACCCTAGTGATAATGGTAAAGAGTACCCGCTAGTATTTGGCTTTGAGCCTAAGGTGACTTATTGGGGGCATATTACCGCGATTAGTGATCCGGCCCCGATTAACACAGGTATGTATGACATGACTTTAACGATTACCTTTGTGCAGTCGGACCCACGGGCAACCCTTCCACAGGTTGAAACACCATTAAAGAACGGTTTAAACACGATTACTGTTAGCGGCACCGCACGAACAGCACCGGTTATTCAGGCCGTGCCTAAACGGCCGTTAAAATACATTGGTTTCAATCTTAATGGCGGTCAGTTTGGCTTAGGGCCAGAAACCCCTGACGACCAAGCCAATGCTATTCAACCTGATGTTCAAGTGATTGATGACCCCATTGCTAGTATGGCGATGTGGACCAACGATGCCAATGCCATTAGCGGTATTAAGACCGATGGTCAGTACAAGTATCAGGGCAGTGCTGAGATTAATAGTGATACAACAGTCATGAAAGTAGCGATTGTGAATGGTGGCAAAGACTTTGGGACGATGCCAACTAATCAACTTGATGGCACTTGGCTAGGCCCAACTTATCGGTATACTGGGATGACCAATGCCTTAACCAACTATCGCGTCCGTGCTGGGTTACATCATATGCGGTATTCAGGCACTCATAACGGCCGGGCAATGGGAAAAACACAATTTTCATTGCTTGATGCCAGTGGTAATACGATTGGCCGGTTTGTCATTGGCGACCATATGCAAGGTGGTAAGACCTATGTGGCGCTACAACTGTGTAAGCCGGGGAGTACATTTGATGATGACAATCACCAAACACTTTACTGGGGCTATGGTCCTAGCGGTGCATTTACCAATAAAAAAGACGACAAAGTTCAGATTAAAACTGGAACAACCACTAAAACAGTGACTAAAACCAGCAAGTCTAAGAGTGGCAAGGTGACGAAGAAATCAGTTAAAGAGACCGTGAATAAGTATGTGACAGTTGTTAACAAAGAAGAAAGCGACTGTTTAACCAATGCTTGGGTCTTTATGGACTTGACAAAAGCCGGCAACGTTTATACGTGGGAATTGCATCAATATAGTCTCTATGATGGCCAGCCTTATCGCAATACAAACAAGTATTTAATTGCGAGTGGCCGCTGGGTAGATACTAACAATGAATATGAGTCAGCCTTAGGCGGGTTTGGTCAAACATTCCTCAAACAACCCATCACGGAAGACATTGACAAGGTACTATACATGGCGCCTTACATGACCCTCACCGATTTACAAGTCTGGCAACATAACCAGCCACAACCGAATGAGCCCACTTATATTGCTAATGCAGGGGAAGAGATCGTCATGGACTGTGAGACTGATACCGTAACCGTCAATGGGCGCTTAGTATCGCCAGTCTGGTCAACTGATTATCCGCAATTAAAACCGGGTGTTAACGGGCTAACCATGGTTGGTGACTTAGCTGACGCTCAAATGACGCTTAAATACCTACCAAAACTATTATAGCAACACTTTGAAGGCTTCCCAATGGGGTGGCCTTTTTACATAACTAAAACAAGGAGGTTAACCGATGGCTTTAACCAATCAATATTTAATTCTAAATCCAAGTTTGAAGCGGATTGGTACCCTGACTGTTGATGGGGCCACTAAATTTTCAAACGACAGCGTAAAGATCCAACTCGCCGATGCAGACACAACTAGTACCGCCTACGATGATGACCTTAATGTGGGCACTAAGGACAGCTACACCGGCACCATCAACCTAAACGCTCAGTCTAAAAAGTTCGACCATCAAGGTTCATTAGACGTGCTTCAAGGTCAACCAGACAGTGACAAAGTAGTTGCGGGCAACAATCTCGCTTATTATGATGCCTTGTCGGGGCACTGGTATGTTATGTACATTTACTCAACTGATGACGCCTCTAGTGCGTCTGTTAAACATACTACGACTATTAACTTTACCAACCTATGCCTATTTACATTGGCTCATCATTATCCTGTTGCTATGGCTGATTCAGATACGGCTATCAAGGCCGCTTTTACGAGTGTGTTCAGTGATACTGGCTGGACACTCAAATTTAACACAACCAATGCAATGATTCCGTATATCTCAATTGATGGCAAAACTAAAGCATCAACACTATTACAAACGTTATTGCAGACCTATAACGTGGAAGTTGATTGCTACGTTGAAATTGACTCACAAGGTAATGTTCAATCGAAGACCTGTGAAGTTGTCGACCAGTTGAATGTCGATAAGGTTTATAACGAAGCAATCTTCGGCAAAAACATCACTAGTATTAAACGCACGACCGTCTCAACACCAATTACCAAGCTGATCGCTTATGGTGATAACAGTAATACCATGGCCGCTGCCAATGATGGCAAAATTTACATTGTTGACGATGAAGCTAATCGTAAGTACAACCCAGATTGGCAGAGTGGACTGTATTACGAGGGTGTTATCACTGCTAATAGCATTGAACATGCGGCTGGCTTAAAGTCGTGGGCTGAACAAATGTTACAGCTCTTCAATCACCCTAGGACATATTATGAGGTTAATGTGACACCGACTTTCAACCCACCATTAGGGGCCACCATTCGCTTTAAGGATGACCAAATCACACCAGCCCTAGATGCCAGTGGTCGGGTGATTCAGCGGACGATCTCTTTTGCCAATCCATATGGTAATACCGTTGGCTTTGGTGAATATGTCACGGTGCCAGTTGCCACTCCAGCTTGGTTAACGGGTTATCAGAGCGCCATTAGTAGTGCCATTGAAAAGGCTAGAGCTGATGCTAGTTCTGTTAAACCAGTCGCGTTAACCCCTGATGGCAATAACTTCACGGACCCCAGTCAAACTAAACGGTTAATCTTACAGGCTTGGGAAGGTAGCACTAATATTTCGGCCTATATTGATAGCAAGGGGTTTATCTGGCGCCGATACAACCAAAACGGCACTGTTGATACCAGCTATGCAAATACGGGCTATTTAGTACAGGCACCCTATAGTGCCGTTGGTACTTTGCACGGCACGATTGAAACGGGTTATATTCAATCAGGCCCTGAGGTGACACTAGATACCACTAGTATTAAGCACTGGGGCGACTTTCAACGGTCAGATGATACGGTTGGGACGTACAGTGCCGTTCAATATATGTGTCCGTTAAGTAACGGCCAATATTTAACTAGTCGCGCGTTGAATACTGATTCAACCAAAGACACGATGTATGTTTTACACGACAGCAACTTTAAGCCACTTAGTAAGATGATTATGCAACATGGCGGCCACGGAGCTAGCTTTGATGTTGAGGAAGTCAATGGGGTGCCTTATATTTGGGCAGCAACTTACACCGACAATACACACAGTGTATCAACCGTCTCACGTTTCCCCTATGTCGCTGGAACAACCATGCAAGCGAATGATAGTCGAATTGAACGATACTATTCAATGAACGGCTATATGCGCGTAAGCATGGATTTTAAACATGGTTATGTGCTAGTTGGTGACGGTAATGGTGCCATGTATATCATGACGCTAGCTGATTTAAAGAATGGCAGTTATAACATTAAATACACCTTTAACATCTTCAATTATGGCTATGAGGCTAGTCAAACGTATCAATCACAAACGCTTGATTTTCCATATGTTTACTGGGATTCCGGTGACGTTGACTTACATGATAATCGCATGTTGTATGGCGTTAATGTTGTGCATGGCGGTCAAGAGTTCGCCCTAAACTTAATGCTTGATATGGACTTTAAGACTGCCGATGACGTGATGGAACCTGAAACGGTCAAAACAATCTATGATTCAACAGGCAACTCAGCTTTGCTGTTAACGTTCAACTGTTGGGTCAATGATAATCCGATCGAACGGGTCTATTCGCTACCAATTAAAGCTAGGCCAGCTGTTGACACCCTAAATACAAGTACAACTGATGATAACACGGCCGATTAGAAGGGAGGTGAATTAAATGGCTGAATCTAACGCAACTCAGGTCATTCTAACAGATGATGGCATCAAAATTATCAACGCTCAGCATACGGCTGATAATGCCGCTGGTGGGGTCACCAATTTAAATGATCCCAATCTAATGAGTGTCATTGAGAAGCAGACGCAGGCCTCACAATATGCCGGATTAACTAGCCAGTATAATGTGGTGCTAGCCCGGGCCAAAGATGCCGATGTTAGTACAACCGCTTTAACAACGGCCTACACTAATTTGAATACCTTTATGACGGCCATTTTAACGGATACCACTAAAGCTAGTGATGTTAATCGAGACACCTATAAGAGCCTCACAGACGCTTATAATACGGCTCTAAGCAACGTACAGACCGCCTTAAGCAACAGTTATAATAAGGATATTAGCAACATGCAGTCTAGTGTATCGGTAGCTAGTCAAGCGGCTTCTAGTGCGGCAATAGTGGCTTCACAGGCAACTACAACGGGTAATGATGCTAGTCAGGTGGCTTCACAGGCGGCTAGTACGGCTAATCAAGCTAGTGCTGATTACACAGCTTTAAGTGCTGGGGTTAAAGATGGCTCAGTTATCAACATCACGACTAAAACAGCCATTAAAGAGGGTGTAATTGGGACAGCTGAAATAGCAGATGCCGCTATTACCGATGCTAAAATTGGCAACATTAGTGCTAACCATTTAACAGCTGGTACGATTGACTTTAATACGATTACTGGTAAAAATATCAACGCATCAAACATCACAACAGGAACACTCAGCACTGACCGGTTAAATGTAGGCAAATTATCAGCTTTAAGTGCCAATTTAGGTGACGTTACAACCGGCTCTCTTAAAGGTGTCGACATTGTAGCCAACTCATTTAGCACACCTACTGGCTCATTTACAACCGATTCAAATGGTGCTGTTGTAGCAAGTAATTTAACAATCAGAGGGGTTACTAACCTAGTTTATAATGCGGCATTATTAGGTGGTAGTGGTTCTAGCATTCCGGGATGGGGACTTAATGGAGAACCTTATTATTCAGACACTGTATTATTTGATGGCCTCCCAGCAATAACTTGGAATGGTGATGCAACAGGCAGATGGGATAACTATGCTAATAGTAAGTTTAAACCAGTCACCCAGACAGGAATACCATACAGTGCCTCAATTAAGTTTAGGGACTATGGCTCGGCAAGCGGAATGTTATATACATTCACACTAGGCTTTTTTAGTGCTTATGACGCCAACACTAGAGTTGGCTACTTACAACAGGTGTACACCGCTAATGGTTCAGACAGTGGCATACAAACATTTACAATTAACAATGCAATTGTCCCAAGCAATGCTAAGTATGTTGCCATTCAGCTTTATGCTTACAACGGTAAGGGACATGCGGCATTTAGCTCACCTATGCTAACCCAAACTGCTCAATCAACAGGATACCAGCCAGACACAGGTAACGTTGTTAGTGCTGGCGAAATAGATGGCTCAGTTATTAATGGTTCAACTATCAACGGTGGGACACTCAACATGCAAACTGATGGCCTGATTAATTCGCCATATACTGGTGTTGAACAGTCTGCTGATCAATACTACCATCCATGGAAGTTGAACACAGGCCAGTTAACAATTGGCCAGGGATATATAACTTCTGTATCATCTGGAACACGTAGTATCAATGGTGTTCCTAAACAGTTCAATTCTTTGCAAGGGACCTTATCGGCAAGCTACTTAAAGTTCACCAATGACTATGGTGCCCGTACTTATATTGATGCAGATATGTTTACCTATTCTAATCAGACGAATGATACAGCCATGGTTGCAATTAGCGCTAGTGGCGTTGGAATCAATATGGGAACGATGAGTGCCCCAGCGTTAACTATTAGTAATGGCTATATTGACGCGTCATCATCTTCATCATATGGTATATTCGGCGCTATAACTTTAGGTTATAATGCTCACACCGTCAACTCTGATAGCAGTCTTTTCTTTGAAAGTGGCTATGGTAGTGGCAATCCGGGTATCAATATTTGGGCTAAAGGTTTCCAATCATTGTCATCAAGACTATCGACTAAGCGTCAAGTAAGATTGTTGGATGATGAACACTCGAATAGTTTGTTGCTTGGAGCTGATACGGCAACCTTCCAATATAACCAAGATACTAATGCTGACAATTCTAATGAAGGTGTCATCATTGATGACGTCAACACAGTGAAACAATACAACTTACCTGATGAACTTATTACTCGGGATGGTAAAGCACCGACAGACTTAATGAGTTTCATTGCTAGGGTAATCAGTCAAAACAAATATCAAGCACGTCTAATTGAAGATTTGCAGATTCGCTTAAGAAAGGTCGAAATTAAGAATGAATAGTAATTATTATGTTTCAAAAACAGAGCCTGTTCGAAATGGTGACGGAACTAATGTTTACTTTACGTTTTCCTACCCTGATAGTGGTTCTCAGTTGAATGGAAACGTAAAACTAACTAATCAAGAATATATTGATGCTTTGAAAAATGGCACTGCTGACGATATGTATTCAGGGTTGTATAAGGCGATTAAAGCCAAAATTATTGAGATTAACACAGATGCCACGACTACGACAACCACCACACAGGAGGATTAAATTATGAATATCGATGCACAGGCCTTAATTAACAAGATGACGAGCAACTATGCCCAAGCGATTGCCGTTAAAGATCAGCAATTAGCGATGGCTCAAGTTCAAATTGACCAGCTCAATGCCAAGTTGGCCGAGAAGGAGGCACCTAAAGATGGCGAAGACGCTTAGTTTTACCGATACTTCACCACAAACGGTTAAAATTGGCGATACCACCACTAGCTTTACGTTAATTTGTGGCAATGATAATGTGGCAACGGACTTAACTAATGCCACTTCAATTACTGTTAAATTGGGCAATGCTAGTGGCTATCTTAAATCGGCCACAGTTACCCCAGCTAGTTTAACGGACCCAACGACTGGTCAGATCGTGCTAGCTTTAACAGCGGATTTAATGACCGGCTTAACAGCGGGAGATTATCAGCTAGAAGTATGGGTGGTTGATAGTACCGGAACGTCAATTTACCCGAGTGAGTCAACATTACAGTTCCAAATTAATAGTAGTCTTGAATAGGAGGTAGACAATTGAATAAGCACAAGTTAAAGGCACTCATCTTAACGGTGGGCGCCATTTTTATGGCCTTTTTAATGGTAAATTTAAACAGTCAGGCTTCAACTAGTCGTGACCAAGGGCCAGATTGGTCTAAGTATAACGGTAATAGTGGGACATTCGGCTATAGTACCGATAAGTTCGTGCTATCACAGGCGGGTGGCTTTTATGGTGGCACTAATATCCCTCAGACCACGTATAACAGCCAAGTTGCCAGTGCTAAACAGGCTGGTAAACGAGTGCACACCTATTTATGGGACGGTGTTGGTGGCAATATGACCAATGCCAAGGCGATGATGGCCTATTACTTGCCACGCGTTAAGACACCCAAGGGTAGCATCGTAGCGCTAGACTATGAGGACGGTGCTTCTAATAGTGTGACAGCTAACACTAATGTCATTAAAGCTCAATTTAAGTTAATTAAGGCGTACGGCTATACTCCAGTGTTATACTCCGGCAAGGCCTATTTAAACGCCCACGTTAATACTAGCACCATTGTTAAAGCCTATGGTAATTGCCTATGGCTAGCTGAATATCCGGACTACTTGGTTAGAACTAGTCCTGATTATAACTGGTTCCCTAGCATGGACGGCGTGGCTATCTTCCAGTTTACAAGCATGTATAAAGCAGGCGGATTAGATGGCAATGTCGATTTAACGGGCATTACTAAATCAGGCTACACGACTGCTAGCAAGGCTAAAGCACAGGCCAATGTTAAGAAGGCTGCTAAGAAGGCCACCTTTAAGGTCGTTAAATACAACCAGCGAGGGGTGTTCTATCCTAGCCGGACACTAGCTGTACGATACACGGATAGCGACAAAGTTAGTCAAGTGGCTACCTATTACAAGGGTGAGAGTGTAACTTACAACGCGGTTATTATCGAACATGACTATGTATGGGCACGCTACACCCGTTCAAATGGCCTGTATGGCTTTATCAAGCTAGGTGTCACTAATGGGCAAGCCTACGGAAAGCGAGTTACTGGTCAGCCGGCTAGTCATACGTATTACACAGTCAAGTCCGGTGACAGCTGGTGGACAATTGCACAGCGCAACGGCCTGAGCATGACTACATTAGCTATCCAGAATGGAAAGTCAATTTACACCACTATCTATCCTGGCCAGCGATTGGTGGTGCGGTAATGGCACAATACGACGATACAACTAAGTTATTAATGGATATTCAAAAGGATGTGGCTGCCACCAAAACGAAAGTTGAGAACATCGAAGAAAAGCTGAATCAAGTTGATGATATTGGCGACAAAGCGGACAAGGCACTGGCCAAGTCCATTGAAGCTAGTCATCAAATCGACCGCGTTACAACTATTCAAAATTGGTTGATCGGGGTCTTAGTTAGTGGCGTACTCGTCACGTTAGTTATTTATATCGCAGAAAAGTTCCTTTAGGAGGGAAAATAATGACAAAATTTTTAAATGTAATTCAGGCAACACTCAAAGCTAACTACAAGAAGCCCGCTTATTGGGCCCAGATTATCGGTTCCGTGTTGATTATTGGCTTAGCTGTCGCAACGGTCTTCTTTGGTGTTAAGATTGACGCTAATGCAGTTGTGTTAGTGATTACCGCTGTGGGGGCAATCCTAGCTTTTGTCGGGGCAATCACAGATAATTCTATTTTGGAAGATACGGGCAACACGATCAAGACTAAGTCGAATGCGTTAGCTTCTACGGAGCAAACGGTCGTGGAAGCCTTGGCAGAAGCTCAAGCTAAGATTGAAGCAGCTAACTCAGCAGCGGCTAGTCAAGCCGAAGTCCAAGTGTCACAGGCAGTAGTGGCCGCGTATAGTCAAGCAGCTAGTGCGGCGGCAGTTGGTGACACGGCCACGGCTAGTTCAGCGGCCATTTTAGCGTCATCGCTAGCGGCTAATTTGGATAGCAATGCGCAATCAGTTAACGAAACGGCGTCAGAATCCGTCTCACAAGCAAGCTAAAAGTAGTATAATAATCGTGAACTGTTCTAGTCCCCCATGCTTCGGTGTGGGGGATCCTTTTATTAACAGAAATATACAAAAAGAACCAGCCAAGGCTGGTTCAAGGTTTAAATAAATAAAATGGGTGTTCTACTCCCTAGGAATTAAGAAGGGAACAATAATGATTATACCTCAAAGTGGATAAATATCACAAGGACTTATTAATATGCTTGTATAGACTACTTTCGGTATTGTAATATAAACTGACAAGCGTTATTATGTCCTTTGTCCTGTTATTAGTATCATGGCTTTCGAATCCCTCCAAGATTGTCAGCTAATGATGCCAGAGGTGATGAGGATAATCTTCTGCTTTGATGGGCGGAAGATTTTTTTATATTACTTACCCGTGTATTTGGTTAGTGCGATTTTAG